CCTGTTAAGGCAGCCCTTGCTTCAGCTACAGCTTTAGCGTATGCTTCCCAAGCGTTTTTACTTTTCCAAATACTTGGTCGAGATTCTTCTAGTGCTAAAGTAATTTTTTGAATTTTAGAGTGGAACTCAGAAGTATTCATTGAGTTCACAGTTGTTGATAATTTACCTAAAGCTGTAACTAAAGGTGTAATACCTGTACTTTTACCTTTAAAGTCTAATGCTCTTAGGAGGTTATTTACAGGAACAATTGCTGTAGAGGCTTGTGTACCAACAGTGCTAATTGTTTGGCTAAAACCCACAAACTTAGTCTGTACTTGGCCTAACTTACTTTCGAACTTTTCAAGGTTTGTTGTGTCAACTCGGAAGCCGACAGAGGCAAACAGCTTAGCAATTTCCATTATATTACCCCACAATTATTTTTGATTTTGCTCTCGGATATATTCACCAACATCCCTGTAAAGATCTAAACTATCTTGCAACTCTAGAATGTCGTATACTTGAGAGCATGTCATATTCCTTAATTCCATGTAGGTAACCATAGGTTTTTTAGCACTAAGTATTTGCAGCCATTCATGAGGCATACTGAACTCTTGGTCTAACCTGTCGAGTTCAGTTCTAAGTTTTAGATTAAGTCTCGTTTCAGGTCTGCTGCTGTCTCTCCTGAACCGAGGAACGAAAAAACATCAGCATAGTTGAATGCAATCACTTCCCAAGCAAGTAAATACCAAGAAGTAATATTTCTAGCAAACTCATCATTAGGGATAATTGCACGACCATTAGCTCCATAAACCTGACTTACAAGAGTTTTTAAAAGCTTTAGGGCAGTTTGGTAGTCGATGGTAGAGAAAACCTTTTCCAAGGCGCTTAAAATAAGTTGTCCTTTCTCTGTCTCATCCTCAGTGTTAAATGCACCTTGAAGGTCATTGATGAAAGGGATGATTACTCGGCTTAACTCGTGGAAGATAACCATCGAAGTCTCACCTTTGAACATTTGGATTGTGTATTCTTTGTTGTTGATAGTAACAACTTTTTGCAGTTCGTCTGTCATATTCACTCCTTATATAACAACTTATCTAAATAACTGGAATGTGTAAGTTAAGTCAGCACCTTCAATATCCATAACATTGTCAGGTTTTTTAACAATTACAGCATCACCATCTAATCCTATTCCACCATTATCAATGATGTGGATTTTTAATTTACCTCTACCAGTTCGGTACATGATGTCCCAAGCTTGGTTCAATGCAGCACAACTTGGAGAGGTCCTTTGTAAGACAACATCCATTGTGATTACACCATTTCTTTTTCTCGCTACGGTATTTCCACCAATAGCTAAACCTTCATAGGTTTTAAAAACATCTGGGTAATTGATTCGACATTCAATCACACCTTCAAGTTTTAAATCACCAACATAAAATATGTGTTGTGATGGATCATAAGAACCCTCACCATTTGAAATAATCTTTCCAGCAATCCTTTTGAGTGTTGTGAAAACTCTACTGTTAAGGACACTTTGTGTTTGTTTAATAAAACTACCAAAACTTTCTGAAGCCTTTGAAGATGCTTTAAGAACAGTATTTGTAGCTTCTGGACCAAGTAGTGAATCTCTGTCAACAGTTTGGCCTAGTGTATCTGGGTTATCTTTTATATATTGTTCGAAATCAAGATCAGCCATCTAAACTCTCCTAAACGAATATGTCAGTAACACTCTCGAAGAGGTTATTTACTGTGCCTAAAATAGAAGATAAGTCTATGTCCAGATAACCAGCTAGTTGAATGGCTTGGTTGATCATTCTCTCAATTTCACTGTTATCACCTATAGGATTACCAGCAATTGTGAATGTAGGATTCTTAACGTTAAATTCCCAGTTCTATGTATTCATACCAGAACCAAAAGTCACTGTAGGTTCTCTTCTGAAGAAAACATCAGTTGCATACATTACAGTACCTGTGCTATGATCCTTAATGATAAGTGGAAGTTTTAATGTCTTCCCAAATCTTTTATAGATTGTATGTAGAGCACTCAGTAAGGTGTTGTCTGGTGAAGTTTGCTGCAACGATAATGTCACAGTGTACATTGCATTTGGTTTTTGTGTAATTTGAACTCTGCCATCCATAGAATCTTTCATTGATGAAGTATCGTTTTGAGGCTCAATCACAATGAAGTTATCTTCAGAATAACCTGAAATTGTCTTTCCAAGAATTGTGAACTGCACATCCATTGGTGAGTAATACATTAATTCATTGATCATAATGTCCTCTCAAAGAAACAAAAAGGGAGGGAAGGAAAACCCAACCCTCCCAAGTATTAGTTAACTTAAACGTTAGTCAACCCAAGTGTTGTCAATCGGTGCTTCTAATGTTGTTAAAGCATCTACAACTTCTGGTTCTAACATAGCGTTACCACCAACAAAGATCTCTGAATTATATGCATAGATATTCCATTCACGAACTGACATGTTGTTTGTGTAAGTGATTTCTGGTAATCTTGTGATGTAAGCTTGTCTTGCAGTTGCTACAGTACGACCTGAAGCATCTTTAATCATCACCGAGAATAAACCCTCATTTCTACGTGAACGAATATCTTTCTGAAGAAGTCTTGTTAAGACATCATTCGAAGGTGATGTTTGCTGCAACGATAAAACCACGTTAGCACTTCGGTTACCATTGTGAATACGTGCACCAGTGTTATCTGCACCGTTGTATGGTGTGTAAGTATCTACTGAAGGTGTTATAGTAACCATAGCATCTTCCATGAAACCTACAACTCTATAAACTAGACCTGTACTTTCTTGCTCTAAAATTACTTGAACTTCTTCAGCACTATATGTACCTAAGTTTTGTTCAGCCATCTAAACTCTCCTTATTTTAAGTAAGTTTACCCCCGAATTAAGGGTAAACAGTACCTTCAATGTCAACATAGTGAATAGCACCTTCAAGTCTAGCTCTGAAAGTGATGCCTTTAAGTTTACGAGAGTTACGCTCTGCTGGTGTTAATGCTAGAACATCTGGCATAATTAGAGAGTATTGCGGTTCTCTAGCTAAGATACCAAATAAGATAGCTTGTTCTAAAACTCTTCGAATTGGTGCTTCGATTAGAGCTACACCTTCATTACTCATACCAACTTTACGCTGGTTTCGTAGAACGTTGTAAACTGCTTCTCTTAAGCGAGTGATGATCCACTGCACTCCAAGCATTACATCGATCCATTCTCCACTTGCAACTTTACCACCACGGTTAGAAATAACAGCATCGTCTTCATAGCTATCTAGCCAAGATACGTTGTTGGTTTCTAAGAAAGTCTTTTGTGTTTCAGACAGCGCTGAAGGTAAAAGTCCTTTGATTGGTTTAAGTACCCAAGTGATGCTTCCAGCTTGCTCAGAACCAAATCTAGCAACCCATCCAGCCTCAGGGATAGTGTCTGTAGTATTCTCATTGAATAATACAAGAGTACGATCGTAGCCAAGAGTTTTTAGCTGAGTCATCAAGTTGCCTTGTGCTGTGATGTCAGTCATATTCACTCCATAAAATAACTCTTGCGTTTGTACATATGCAGCAATTGCTAAAATATCAGCCTCTGCGGTAGCATCTGTAACAACGAATAAAAATTGATTGTAAGCATTTAATGTGCTAGTAAGCTTAGTAACATAACCGCCTGTTGTAACAGCACCACCTGTCACGACAATCTTAGCTGGTTTAATCTCTTGCCCAAAAGCCATAGCTGCTGCTTTATACACATAAGAATCTGTATCGAAGCCATCATCTAAAATTTGATCAATATTGGTGTAGATGCGGTATGCATCTGTAAATGTTGTGTTGTTTGAGACAATTGCCATTGTGTTCAAATCAGCTTCACGAATGAAACTAGTCTCTCTTCTAATAACAACATTCACTACTTCAGAAAGTTTTGAAGCCATTTTTCTTCCTCTTTTATCTGGTGATAGTGGTTGTACCTGTTATGGTGTAGTCAGGTTCTGGAGTCCCTAAATCATCGTCAACAGTGAGTACATGGCTCACCTCTACTTCTTCAATAGGCTCTAAATTAAATTCAAAGATTGATTTATATCTAAGGGTAATATCCACATAGTTGTTGGTGTAGGCAGTAGTTTCTGTAGAAACATCCACTGGCCTCATTGGAGAGATATTTGCTACAGACAAACCTTGTCGGTAAAATGCACTACGTCCTTGGAAACTTTTGATAATAGCCATAAACTTTCTTGAATTTGAATATGTGCTATCAGTAAATTTACCTATAAAAGAAACCCTTACGATAACTTCTCTAGTTTCACCATAACGACCTACATAGTCGGTATCACCAGCTACATCTCTCGGTGCAGTTGATGTTGGTTTTTCACCACTACCAATAATATCGTCTGCTAAAATATCAAAAAGAATCATTGGAGGTGTTAACTTGACACCTTCCTGTCCAGACCAGTAGAATTGAACATCTGGCATCAGTTCTTTGAAGGCTCTTGAGAATTGTCTTCTATCTTGCATGATTAACCTCCAATAAATGGTGACTCATCATCCAGCCTTACACAAATACATTCGCAGTGATTAAGCACACCCATTTCATAAGGTTCTGCTGTTTTAACTTCATAGTACTTATCTTTCCAGACAACAATATCTGCTTTAGTTTTTACTTGAGGGTTTCCTGAAGGATCTGCTCTATCATCTGCCTTGACAAGATTGTCGTAACAAAGAACTAAGATAGAATCCTTCTGGCGATCACCTTCTTTTAATTGTTGTTGTACGTTCCATCTGTTAGCTGGCTGTACGTTAGCAATAACTGATACCTCTTGGTATTGTCCACCAACCCACATTCCATCCTCATCGTAATACCCACCAGTGTGTCTTAGAACTTTTAAATTGACACGACCTGTAGGTGATGAAAGTGGCATAATTTCCATGCATATCTCCTTTAAATTAACCGCTAAAATCCATTCCAATCGGCATAATTCTGTAAGATATACTTCTCACTAAATGTCCAGTATCATCATAGAAATCTGTAGGTGACCTATCAGACCAACTTGGAATCTTCAATGGAACAAAACCTTTCTGAGTCATTACATCAAACTTCAACCTAGACTGCATAGCCAGACCTAATTTCACAAAGGCTCTATCTCTAACAGAATGACCTCTGAAGACATCTTGAAGGATATCTGTCATAACTATCTTGGCTGTAGCTTTACCTCCAGAATTAACATGGAGTGCAAATGTTGGGCGGGGTGGAATTACTCTGGCCTTTCCATTAATTTCATCGACAGATCCAAATTCAAGTCTTTTCCAGATAGTGGCTACATATATACCACCACGACCTCTAGGATCACTTGTTGGGTATCTGTCATCATCGACAATACCATAACGAACATGCTGTAAGGATAAATTAACAAGCTCACCTTTCAGGGCTTCTAACTTCTCTGTGTTAACATGCATGGTTAGATTTTTCTGTCTAACTGTATAAGCTTTTCTGGCACCATAAGAAGTCTTATGCTTGGCCTTTTGCCATTCTGGTAAACCACCTCTAGCCATGATAACTCCTTAAGGACTTGGCATATCAGAACTATCAATAATTGCTGGTAGTGCTACATCTCTTACAAAACCTAAAAGTCTTCCATTCTCATCAACCTCAGCGAATCCTGTAGGGGTCAATCTACGGTATCCCATCATAGTAGGCATTCTGAAGAATTGCCCTCGATAGAATGGTTGTGCTACAATTGAAGGATCAAGGAAATACTGCTGGGCTTGTGCCTTGTCAATACCACCGTAGTAAAGAGCATC